TGGTCGTCCAAACGCGCGTTTTTCATCTAGCGTCAGCGCCAAAAGCCCGTAAACCCTTGCGGCGCAACGGATCTCACGTCGCGTCAAATTGGACTCAGGGCTAGACCGTTAAGCGGGGTTTAGGATCAGTTAACTTAAGCCTAGTGCTTTTTAACTCTTCTCAGTGCTGGTTACTTTTGCTGAGTTTGCTGCGATTCGTGGATGCACGAAAGCGGCAGTGACTCATGCCAGCAAGAGCCGGATTGCAGCGGCGGTGGTGGTGAAGGATGAGCGCAAGTGGTTGGACCGCGACCTAGCGCTGGAGCTGTGGAACAAGAACACGCGTGCCACGCCGAACTCAAAGGTGAGTCAGGCCGATCCGGTTGACCCGCAAGAACTGCGGCAGCAGATCGACAAGCTGCCTGATGATGCGATCCCGGATCTCAATGAGAGTCGCGCGAGACGCGAGCATTACCAGGCCGAGCTGGCGAAGCTGCAGGTGACGCAGCAGCGGGGTGATCTGGTGCCTGCTGATGAGGTGAAGAAAGACGCGTTTCAGGTGGGCCGCAGCATCCGCGAGGCGCTGGCGAACCTGGCCGATCGGCTGAGCCACCAGCTGGCTGGCGAGACGGATCCGACGGTGATCCATGAGGTGTTGACGCGCGAGCACCGTGATGCGCTGCTGGCGCTGGTGGAGGTGGAGAAGTGAGCGTCTGGCGCGCGGGTTTCATGAACGGGCTGCGACCTGAGCAGCCGCTGACGGTGAGCCAGTGGGCCGATGCGCACCGGCGGCTGAGCAGCAAAGCATCGGCGGAGCCTGGGCCATGGCGCACCAGCCGGACGCCGTATCTGCGTGAGCCGATGGATTGTCTGAGCAGCAGCAGCCTTGTGCAGCGTGTGGTGATGATGTTTGCGGCGCAGACGGGCAAGACGGAGGCGGGCAGCAACTGGCTGGGCTATGTGATCGACCATGCACCGGGCCCGATGTTGTGCGTGCAACCGACGGTTGAGATGGCCAAGCGGCTTAGCAAGCAACGGCTGGAGTCGATGATCACTGAAACGCCGGTGTTGGCGGAGAAGATTGCGCCGGCGAGGGCGCGGGATTCGGGCAACACGATGTTCAGCAAGGAGTTCCCCGGCGGGATCATGCTGCTGACGGGGGCCAACAGCGCGACGGGCCTGCGGTCAGCACCGTGCCGGTACCTGTTCGCTGATGAGGTGGATGCGTTCCCGAGTGACGTGGACGGCGAGGGCGATCCGGTCGCGCTGGCGGAGCGACGAACCACCACGTTTGCACGGCGCAAGATTTTGCTCACCAGCACGCCAACGGTGAAAGACTTCAGCCGGATCGAAGCGGAGTATCTGCGCAGTGATCAGCGGCGGTTCTATGTGCCGTGCCCTAGCTGTGGAGGGATGCAGTGGCTGCAGTGGCCGCGGCTGAAGTGGGACGCAAAGCGGCCGGGTGATGTGCGCTATGAGTGCGAGCATTGCGGCGAGCGGTTCGAGGAACTGCACAAACCGGCGATGCTGCGCGGCGGCGAGTGGCGCGCTACCGCACCGGCTGACGGCCGGACTGCGGGGTTCCATCTGTCGGGGCTTTACAGCCCGCTGGGCTGGTGCAGCTGGGAGCAGCTGGTGGATGACTTCCTGCGGGCCAAGGCTGACGCGCCAGCGTTAAAGGCGTTCGTGAACACAAGGCTGGCCGAGACATGGGAGGAGGACTACGCGGCCGCTGTGAGCGCTGACGGGCTGCTGGCCAAGCGGTTGGACTATGCGGCGGGCAGTTGTCCTGATGGCGTGGTGCTGCTGACCTGCGGCGTTGACGTGCAGGACAACCGGCTGGCGGTGAGCGTGTGGGGCTGGGGCGAGGCTGAGACGGGCTGGCTTGTGTGGCATCAGGAGCTGATGGGCGACCCGACGCAGACGGAGGTGTGGGGCCAGCTGGATCAGGTGCTTGCGACGGAATGGGACGCGACGGGCGGACGTGTGCTGAAGGTGAGCCAGACGGCGGTTGACAGTGGCGGCCACTGCACGCATGAGGTCTACGCGTATGTGCGCGACCGGGTGCGGCAGGGTGTGGTCGCGATCAAGGGCAGCAGCAGACGCAACAGCCCGGCGGTTGGCAAGGGCAACAAGGTTGATGTGAACTGGCGCGGGCGTGTGATCAAGCGTGGCGTCACGCTGTTTCAGCTGGGCACCGACACGATCAAGACAACGCTGTTCGGGCGGCTGCGGCACAACGAAGGCGCGGGCGGGTTGTATTTCGGGCAGGCGGCTGATGCCGAATACTTTCGGCAGCTAACCAGCGAACGGCAGGCGCTGCGCTACCACCGCGGATTCCCGATACGGGAGTGGGTCAAGAAGGCAGGCGATCGAAACGAGGCGCTCGACTGCGCGGTCTATGGCTACGCGGCAATGTTGATCTTCAGCCGACGGATGAATAAGGCGACGATGTGGCAGCAGTTGCGTGATCAGTTGGAAGGTGCAAAGCGACCAGCGCTAAGATCAAAGCAGCAGGCCGCCTCTGGGCCCGCTAGTGGCTTCGTTGGCAACTGGTAACCGTGCGCATCCCTAGCCAGATCAGAGCGGGCGACACGATCCAGTGGCGCGACGTGGAAGGCGTTGACAACTTGGGCAACGCGATCAGCAGCGCCGACTATGTGCTGACGTATTACCTGCGGACTAACACGGCGAGCGAAGGCGCGACGGTTGTTGGCAGCGCTTACGGGACCGGGTGGCAGTTCACGATCGCTGCGGCCACCAGCACGGGCTTTGATGCTGGGACGTGGTTCTGGCAGGCTGTCGCAACCAAGACCGGCAGCACCGTCACGATGGGCAGCGGCCAGCTGACCGTGTTGCGATCGCTGAGCTATACGGGCTCCCCTGCTGCTGTTGATGGCCGGTCGCAGGCGCAGCAGGATCTGGACGCGGTGCAGGCCGCGATCCGTGCGCTGGTATCTGGCGGCGTGGTGCGTGAGTACACCATCGGCAACCGCAGCTTAAAGAAATATGAACTCGCGGATCTGATGCAGCTTGAGTCGAAGCTCAAGGCTGAGGTGAAACGTGAGCAGATGGCGGAACTTATGGCCAACGGGCTGGGCAACCCTCACAATCTGTTTGTGAGGTTCTGACATGGGACTGAGGACGCGACTGTTTCGGGCGATGGGCTTTGAGCCGGTGCGGCCGCGGACGCGGGCGTATCAGGGCGCGCGGGTTAGCCGGCTGACAGCGGACTGGGTGACAAGTGGCACCAGCGCTGACGCCGAGATTAAGTCGAGCTTCAAGGCACTGCGCAACCGTGCGCGGCAGTTGTGCCGCGACAACGACTACGCGAAGCAGGCGCTGCGCGCGATCCAGAACAACGTGATCGGGCACGGCATCCGGCATCAGGGGCAGGTGCGGATGCTGCGCGGCGGCAAGCTCGATGAGGCGATCAACGGCCGCATCCACGAGGAGTGGGAGAAGTGGATGCATAAGAACCGCTGCGATGTGAGCGGGATCCTTGGCTTCCACGACATTGAGCGCCTGCTGGTGCGCAGCATGGCCGAGTCTGGCGAGGTGTTCGTGCGGATGATCAAGCGGCCTTTCGGTGATAGCCGTGTGCCATTCGCGCTGCAGGTGCTTGAGGCTGACTACCTGATCGACGATGACGTGCCGCAGGCGGCCGAGGGCAACACGGTGCGGATGGGCATCGAGGTGGATCAGTACCTGCGGCCGCAGGCGTACCACTTCTACGCGAATCATCCTGGCGACACTTACGCAGGCAACGCGCGCACCAACGGGCGCCGCATCCGTGTGCCGGCCAATGAGGTGATCCATCTGTTCCTGCCTGAGCGGCCAGGGCAGACGCGAGGCGTGACGTGGTTCGCGTCGGCGCTGATGCGGCTTCACATGCTGCAGGGCTATGAGGAGGCCGAGGTGGTGCGTGCGCGGGCGAGCAGCGCGCTGATGGGATTCATCACCAGCCCCGAGGGCGAGTTGGTGGGTGATGAGGTCTATGAGGGCGAGCGGGTCAGTGAGTTCCAACCGGGTGTGTTCAAGTATCTGCAACCGGGCGAGAGCGTCACGGTGCCAGACCTGAATAGTCCTGACGGGCAACTTGAGCCGTTCACGCGGTCGATGCTTCGGGCCGTGGCTGCTGGCGTGGGTGTTTCGTTCGAGAGCATCAGCAAAAACTTCTCAGAGAGCAACTACAGCAGCAGCCGGCTGAGCCTGCTGGAGGAGCGCGACACCTACCGGGTGCTGCAGCGGTACATGGTGGAGAACTTCCACCAGCAGGTGTTCGAGCAGTGGCTTGAGATGGCGGTGCTGAGCGGCGCGCTGAGCCTGCCGGGGTATGAGACCAACCCAGACCGCTACCGCGCTAGCCGGTGGGTGCCGCGGAGCTGGGAGTGGGTTGACCCGCAACGCGAGGTGGATGCCTATAAGAACGCGGTTCGGTGTGGCTTCAAGACGCTGGGTCAGGTGGTCGCTGAACAGGGCGGCGATCTTGAAGATCTACTGGTGGCGCGTCAGGCTGAGCTGGCGATGCTCGATGAGATGGACATTGTTTTGGATACAGACCCAAGCGAACTCAGCGTCGCTGGGTTGACGCAGGTCAGGCCGGCCGGATCGATTGATCCGTTTGGTGACACCGAGCCGCCGATGGAGGAGGAGGAATACGAGGAGGAGTCTGTGCTCGAGGATCCGACCGAGGCGCCTGAGGATTGATGGCAACCGATAGACTCAAAGCATTAGAAGATCAAAGCGCCGTGATTCTTGCGCGTCCCTATCCAAACGAGCACGCCGCGAGACTGACCGATCCCGATCAGTACGATTCGCTTCGGCGTGTCAACGATGAAGGTGGCCCCGGCATTGACTTCATCTACGGCATCAAGGAAGGTGAAAGCGAGATTCAGGCGATCCGGTTTAGCAGCTCGCGCTACAGCCCGGCCGAGGCGCGCGACTGGCTGGCTGAGCATGACTTCAGCGCGATCGAGTTTGAAGAAGCCACCGGCGACGGCGAGGGCCGCAGCCTCGAGGGCAAGTATCAGCGCGCTGAGGTGACCACCTTCGATGAGGTGCAGGACCGCACCTATGAGTTCCCGTTCAGCTCTGAGTTCCCGGTCGCGCGTTATTTCGGCAACGAGATTCTGAGCCACGATGAAGAAGCAGGCAACCTTAGCCGCCTGAACGATGGCGCACCGCTGCTGTTCAACCACAACCCTGACAGGGTGATCGGCGTGGTTGAGCGGGCATACATCGACGGCAAACGCCGCCGCGGCTATGCACGCGTGCGGTTCAGCCGCAATGCTTTCGCTCAGGAGATCCTGAGTGATGTGAAGGATGGCGTTCTACGGAATGTTTCCTTCGGCTACTCCATCGACAAAATGGAGGAGCGTGGCAGTGGCGACTATGTTGCAACTGCCTGGTCTCCTTATGAGATCAGCGTTGTCTCGGTGCCGGCTGACCCCGGCGTCGGGATCGGCCGATCTTTTGAGGCTGACACCCCTGCTGCTTCGGCAGCACCATCCCCTGATCCCATTCCTTCAATGGAAAACGCCACCCCCGATCTGGCCGTGGTGCAGGCCGAGGCCGCTCAGGCCGAACGGTCCCGCATCTCGGACATCACTGCCCTGTGCGACAAGCACGGCATGGCAGACCTGGGCCGGCAGTTGGTTGAGTCTGGTCGTTCAATCGACGAGGCTCGCGCTGCTGTGCTCGACAAACTCAACATTCACCAGGAGCCCGTGACCATGCAGGCCGCCGACCTTGGCCTTAGCGAGAAGGAGAGCCGCAGCTTCTCTTTCCTTCGCGCCATCAACTATCTGTCCAACCCGACCGACCGCTCTGCCCGTGAGGCTGCTGCGTTCGAGATCGAAGCCTCTGAAGCTGCTGCTGCCAAGCTCGGCCGTCAGTCCCGTGGCATCACCATCCCTCAGGATGTGCTGCGTCGTGACCTGAACGTCGGCACTGCCACTGCCGGTGGCAACCTGGTCGCCACTGACCTGGACGCCGGCAGCTTCATCGACCTGCTGCGCAACGCTTCCGCTCTGGATCAAGCTGGCGCCACTGTGCTGACCGGCCTGACCGGCAACGTTGCTATCCCCCGCCAGTCCGGCGCTGCTACCGCCTACTGGGTGGCTGAGAGCGGCTCGCCCACCGAGAGCCAGCAGACCGTTGATCAGGTCAGCCTGACTCCCAAGACTGTTGCAGCCTTCACTGACTACAGCCGTCGCCTGATGCTGCAGTCCAGCATCGACGTTGAGAACATGGTCCGCAACGACCTGGCTCGCGTTCTTGCCCTGAAGATCGACCTGGCTGGTCTGTACGGCACCGGCAGCAACAGTGAGCCCCTCGGCCTGAAGCTGACCACCGGCATCGGTACCGAGAACTTCGCCGCTGCTGCCCCCACCTTCGAGGAAGTGGTGGCACTCGAGAGCGACGTGGCAACCGCTAACGCACTACTCGGCAGCCCGGTCTATCTGATGAATGCTGCGATGCGCGGCGGCCTCAAGACCACCAAGAAAGATGCCGGCTCCGGCATGTTCATCATGGAGGGCAACGAGGTCAACGGTTACCGCGGCGTGCTGTCCAATCAAGTGGCAGCTGGCGATCTGTGGTTCGGCAACTTTGCCGACCTGATCATCGGTTACTTCAGCGGTCTCGACATCATGGTCGATCCCTACAGCAACAGCACCAGCGGCACCGTCCGCGTGGTCGCAATGCAGGACGTGGACATCGCCGTCCGTCATCCTGAGTCCTTCAGCCGCGGCGCTGATACCCTCTGATCATGTTGATCAAGGTCCTACGGCAGACAATGCTGGCAGGGCAGGTGGCCAGAATCGGGGATGTCCTTGAGGCATCCCCCTCTGACGCCAAGTTCCTGATCGGTATTGGCAAAGCTGTTGAAGCCATCGCAGAGGTGGCTGATCTGGCTCAGTTCGGACCTGAGCCGACCCGCAAACCAACAACCCCCAGACGGAGGGCTAAGTCATGACCATTCACAATCTCGGGACCAAAACTGAGGTCCTTAACTTCCTGCCCAATGATGTGGTGACAGCTACTGTCACCGCCAGCACCGCCATCGATCTGGTGGATTATGAAGGCGACATCGCCGTGATCCTTTGCGCCGAAGCAGGCGGCGCCAGCATCACCTACCTCGGCAAACTGACCGAATCCGATACCTCGGGCGGCACCTACACCGACGTGACTGGCGGCGCGTTCACGGTCACTGCCGCTAACACCGCATCGGTTCAGAAAATCGCTGTCAACTCTGACAACATGAAGCGGTTCATTAAGGCAGTGGTGACAGTTGCAGGCGGCACTGGTGCCGGCGCTGTGACGATCGTCGGCCTCGGCTCTAAAAAGTACAGCTGATGGCCTTTACGGAGGATCTCGGAATCTTCCTGGCAGATTTCGGCGTCAGCTGCACAGCTGGCGCCGTTACTGCCCTCGGCATCTTGGACATGCCGAGCCAAGTGCTAGCCAATGGCATGGTGCTCAGCACCGACTACACACTGACCGCCAAGGCTTCTGACTTTGGCACGCTGACCCGCGGCAGCTCGATCACGGTCGATGCTGTGGCCTATACGGTGCGTGAAGTGATGCTGATGGATGACGGCAAGATTGTTCAGCTCGGATTGCAGAAAACATGAGCGGTCCCTTCAAGATCAATACCCGCAGTGCATGGGCATCCCAGAACCCGGTGCTGCTGGCCGGCGAGCCTGGCGTTGAAAGCGAGACCGAGAATCTGAAGATCGGAGATGGTCGGACAGCATGGTCTGGCCTGCCTTACTTCGGGAACCCTGGTTATTGGGGATCGTTCTGGGATACAACTTCGCAGACGGCGACAGCGAATACGCCAACGCCGATCCTGCTGCGCAAGAACGACCTAGACAACCGCGGCATCAAGGTCATCTCAAATAGCCGCATCACGGTTGACCACCCTGGCATCTACAGCTTCACGTTCTCGATCCAGTTCAGCAATACCGATTCCAGCATCCATGATGTCAACGTTTGGCTGCGCAAGAACGGCAGCGGCGCCAGCGGTGATGTGGCCGACAGCGACAGCAGATTCAGCGTCATCGCCAGACATGGCGGCATCGACGGCAACGTGATCGGAACGGTTAACTTTGTGCTCAAGCTGGGAACAGCGGATTACATTGAGCTGATCTGGGCAACCGCCAACGTTGCCGCATACATCCACGCCGAAGCCGCCCAAACCAGTCCGTTCGCGCACCCCGGTATCCCCGGGATTATCTGCACCGTGATTCAGGTGGCATCGGCATGACAACGCGCCGCGAGTCAATCTTGGCCGCTATTGCTTCGGCGCTGGCAGGCACCACGGGCGTCAGCACGCGCATCTATCGCAGCAGGGTGGAACCGCTCAGCAGGGGTGAAAGTCCAGCGCTGGTGATCGAGCCGATCAATGACACGGCTGAGCAGAACACCAGCCTGCCGACGCTGGACTGGTCACTGACGGTGCGCATCGCGGTGATTGTGCGCGGCAATGTGCCGGATCAGTTGGCTGACCCGACCATCGAGAGCCTGCACGCCAAGATGATGGCCGACCTAACGCTCGGTGGCTATGCGATCGACGTGCAACCGCAGGGCGTCAACTTTGAACTGGTAGAGGCTGATCAACCTGCTGGCGTGATTGGCTGCGACTACCTGGTTCGCTATCGCACCAGCGTCGTTAATCTGGCCACAGCGTAGGTAGCTAGGATGGTCAATGAATACCACGGCCAAGGCGGCTCCTACGTCTTGGATCCGCACACCGGCGAACTCAAGCTCATCGAGCGAACAGAGCCGGCACAACCCTCCAGCCTTGAGGAATTGACCGATGCCGCTCCTAAGCCGCAAACGCCTGATTCTGGCAAAAACCGAAAGCCCCTACGGAACCGACAGCAGCCCAGACGGCACTGATGCGGTGCTGGTGCGTGATCTCAGCATCACGCCCCTTCAAAGCGACACCGTTGATCGTGAGCTGATCCGCCCATACCTTGGCGCATCACAGCAGCTGCTGGCCAACACCCGCGTCGAGGTAACCTTTCAGGTTGAGATGGCAGGCAGCGGCACCGCCGGTACGGCGCCCGCATTTGGCCGGGTGATCCAGGCCTGTGGATTCAGCGCGACGACCACCGGCTCGGCCATCACCGGCACTGCGCAGACCGGATCGGCTGGCAGCATCACGTTGGCTGCTGGCGCAAGTGCAACAAACGACATCTACAACGGCATGGTGATCTCGATCACCAGCGGTACCGGCAGCGGCTCGAGCGGCATCATCACTGATTACGTCGGCAGCACCAAGGTCGCAACCGTTCAAAAGACCACCGCTACATTCACGCCTGATAACACCAGCGTCTACAGCATCGCCGCGAACGTGGCTTACAAGCCGGTGAGCGACACGTTTAGCAGTGTCAGCATCTACTACAACATCGACGGTGTTCTGCATAAGGTCACCGGCTGCCGCGGTACCTTCACAATCAATGGCGCCGTTGGCGAAATTCCGACGCTTGATTTCACGATGACGGGCATCTACAATGCCCCGACCGACACTGCCGCTCCTACTGCGACCTATACCAATCAAGCGGTGCCGGTCATCTTCAAGAACGGCAACACGACCAACTTCCAGCTGCTGAGCTACGCCGGCTGTTTGCAGTCGGTCGAGATGGACATGGGCAACGAGGTTGTCTATCGCGAGTTGGTCGGTTGCTCAAAGGAAGTGCTGATCACAAACCGCGCCGTCACCGGCACCGTCGTGCTCGAGGCGCCTACGATCGCCAGCAAGGATTACTTCACGGCTGCCCTGTCTGATTCGACGCTCGGCAACCTGACTCTCAAGCATGGCCAGACTGCCGGCAACATAGTCACACTGACAAGTTCGACGGTCGACATCGGTGATGTGAGCTACGAAGATCAGGACGGCATCCACATGCTGTCGATCCCAGTGGTTGCGGTTCCGGGCAGCACCGGCAATGATGAGATGATCCTGGTCTTCACCTGATCCCTGCATGGCATTCGTCCTCAAGCAATCCGCCACCTACTCATGGCCGGTGCCCTTCAAGGTGCCGACCGATGGCGGCAAATACGAGAAGCAGACCTTTGATGCGGAGTTCAAGCGGCTGCCGCAGTCAAGGATCAACGAGATCCAAACTGAGGTACAGGCACGCCTACGCGCGACTGAGTTTGGTCGACCGTTTGAAGGAGACGTTTCGGACATCTCGATTGCTGACGAAGTGCTGGCGGGCTGGGCCGGCGTTGTTGATGACGAGGGCGAGGAGGTGCCATTCAGCGCCACCAGCAAAGCCCAGTTGCTAAACATCCCCGGTCTAGCGGGCTCGATAATTCAGTCCTATTTCGAAAGCATCCAAGGGAAGAAAACAAAAAACTGACCGAGGCTGCGCGGTACTGGATCAAGGGTGGCGTCATTGACAACACCGCTGACGACGCTGCAGCCTTCGGCATTGATCTCAACCTGCCGCCAGAGCCGGAGCACTTTGAGGTTGAACCGGAGGCATGGCCTGCTGTGCAAATGTTCCTGAGGTGTCAGACTCAGTGGCGCAGCGGGCCGACTGGGGTGATCGGGCTTGACTACCTTGCGCTGGATCTAGCGTTTAGACTGTATGGAGCAGAGGACCCCGCCGCCATGCTGGAGGACATCCAGGTGATTGAAGGCGAGGTGCTTATGGCTGCGCAGAAGGGGGCCAAATAAATGGCGCTGAACATGGATGCGGCCGTTAGGGTCAGGGCCAGCGTTGACGGGCTGGGCGAGATCAACAGCCTGAACAAAGCGCTTGGCAATACTGAACGGCAAGCCAAGGAGACTGGCGGTGCGCTAGGGCGGATCAAGGGCGTGGCTGGCGGATTGGCCGGCGCTCTTGGCGCCATTGTCCCTGCGGCGGGCATTGCAGCTATTGCTGCATTTGGGAAGCGCGCCATTGACGCAGCTGACAACCTGAATGATCTCAGCAAACGGACCGGCGTTAGTGTTGAATCCTTGAGCCGTTTTCAAGGGGCTGCCGATGACAGCGGCACTTCGATTGATGAAGTTGCCAAGGCCATGGGCAGGTTCAGCAAGGGGTTGGTCGCCGCAAGCTCTGGCGCAGACGAATACGCAAGCAAAGTCAAAACATCAAGTGATGATGCGCTGGAAGCGATTAGAAGAGGAGAGCGCGAGCAAACCGATTTAATCAAAGATCAGGGTAGAGAACGTCTTAGCGCATTGCAAGATGAAACTGATTCAAGAATGCGCGAGCTTAACAAGCGATACAGAGGGGAGCAAACTTTGCTCAATGACAGCTATGACGATCAAGCTGACAGAGAGCGTGAGGTTGCTGATCAATCTTTGCGCGAGGTACAGCGACAAGTCAACAGTCGATACGATTTGATTCGCGATTCAATTAAAAATGATCAGTCTTTGTCAGATCAAGAGAAAAGCCAAAGGCTTGACAGCTTAAGGAATCAAGAAGAAGACGAGTTAAACATGATACAAAAAAGATTTGCAAGCGCTCAAAAATTGCGAGATCGGCAGCTTCGGGATGCGCGTAGAATTGACGAAGATGCATTAGAGGACAGGCGCAGAGCAGAAGAGTCAATCATTAAAAAGAATTCGGAATCTCAATCTAAAGTGATTGAGGCGGCAACAGCACAGCAGCTTGCGGCTGTTCAAGCTAACTACAAAAAAGCTGCAGAATCAATAGAGAACGGCACAAAGGGCGTTGGTAATGCCCTCGCCAAGCTCGGCATTTCAGCGGTTGATTCAAGCAATAAAATGCGACCCGTTGACGAGTTAATGCTTGACATCGCAGACAAGTTCTCGAAGATGGAGGATGGCGCGTTGAAGTCATCAATTGCTCAAGAGCTGTTTGGCAGATCAGGCGCCAACCTGATCCCCATGCTCAACCAGGGTCGCGGTGCTCTCGGGCAATACGCCTCAACGATCGACACCGAGATGGCGCAGGCGGCTGACAAGTTCAACGATGCGCTGAATGGCATCGCCCGATCGGTGGCCGGTCCCTTCAACCAAGCGATCACCGCTCTGCTGCCATTCATCACACAACTGGCTCAAGGCATCGCGGGTCTTGCGCAATGGTTCAGCGGACTGCCGGCTCCGCTTCAAGGGATCATCTTGGCGGTTGGCGCGCTGACTGCAGCGTTCGTGTTGTTGGCACCCGCCATCAGCGCCATCATCTCGATCGGCGGTGCCCTAGCCGGTGTGTTTGCAGGTGGAACAATTTTCGCCACGATTGCGGGCTACCTTGGCGCGGTCATTCCCACAATCACCGCCATCGGCGGCGCGCTTAGCGGCCTGCTGCCAATCCTTGCGGCTGTGTTCACCGGCCCGGTTGGGTGGGTTGCGCTACTGGTAGCTGCAGGCGTGGCGATCTACGCCTTCCGCGACAAGATTGCCGATGTCTTCAAGGGCATCGGCTACGTGCTGCAGGCTGCGGCGCAGGGCTTTAAGTCGGTCTTCATTGACCCGATCACCCGCAACCTGAGCGCTATGGCCCAGGGCATCGGCCAGCTGTTCCAAACGCTTGGCGGCATATTGTCCCGACCATTCGAGGCAGCTGCTGGCGCCATTCGCGGCATCGTGAACGGCGTCATCGGTGGCGTTCAGAACGCAATCAACGGCGCCATCGGCGGCATCAACCAGCTGATCGCCGCAGCCAATCGCGCGCTGGCCGTGCTGCAGCTGCCGCAGATTCCATTCTTCCCCGGCGTGAGCCTGCCGCGATTCGCTGATGGCGGCGTGGTGAACGGCCCGACCATGGCGCTCGTTGGCGAAGGCGGCGAGCCTGAGTACATCGTGCCGCAGTCCAAAGCAGCAGGCTTTGCCGCCAACTGGATGGCTGGTCGCCGTGGCGCTTCTGCTATCCCACGGTTTGCAGAGGGCGGCGTAGTGATGCCTACCAGCGCGAATGTCAGCATCCAAACTGGCCCGGTCACACAGATGAATGGCACCAATTACGTCACCACGCAGGACATGAGCCGCGCCGTGCAGGCCGGTGTGAATCAGACGCTTGCCATGCTGCGCAATGACATGGGCACACGTCGAGCGGTGGGGCTGGCCTGATGGGTTACTACGACATCATGTGCTTCCTTGAGTATTACGCCGACCGGGCCAGCGTGATGTCTGGCGGCCTGCGCGCACCGACGCGGCAATGGCAAAACTTCTATCAAGTAGCGCAGCCATTGACGATCGACACCGACGTGGCTGGCACCTACGGCTATCTGGCGTTTGATGTGAGCGGGTTCGGATCGGCTGATGCCGGATCGGTCAACGACCTGTCGATCGTGCTGGCAGCGGTGGGTGATGTGGTCGATCTGACTGATGCGGCCATCAATGGAGACACGCTCGTGATCGCGTCGCTGGTGATCCAAGATCCAGGCGAGGATTCTTTCGATGCCACAAGCGCGCAGATCGTCAGCCGTTACATCGGCAGCATTCAATCGGCAAGCCTGAACGATACGACAGTCTCATGGACGGTCAACCCTGCGATCGACAAACTTAAAGCGCAGATCCCGAGCCGTAAGGTTTCGTCGGATTTGATCGGTAGGTTCACGGGGCGATGAAGGATCGGTTGATCGCCATGAATCTCACCGTCACCTGCAGGGACGGCAGCACGCATTCTGATGTGACGCTGACCCTGCGCGATGGTAAGCGCGTCTACGAACTACCGAGCGGTGAGAAGCTATGCGTCGACAAGATCAACGATGGCATCTTTCTAGTCTCGGCCATGGAAGCCACGATGGTCACCTGCTACTGCCCGATGGAGGAGCCGTAGATGCCTGAGATCGAACTGGGTGGAGCGGCCTTTCTGAAGGGCGGAGGCTACACAAAGCAGATCACCGACTTCATGTCGGGTGCTTTCCCAAAGACTTACACGGAGGCGGTGCCAACTCAAGAGCCGCCGCCTGCTGCACCGCTGCCGCCCCCACCAGCGCCGATGCCGGCCACGCTGGCACCTGAAGGCATCACCACATTTCAGGCGCCACCGCAACCCAAGGCGCGGCCAGCGCGTGCTGGGTCAAAGCTCGACGACTCGCTGCTGACCAGCAAGAAGCCATCGTCTGACCTGGACAAGGCGCAGCGGATCGCGACGCCCGGCGAGACGATCCCGATTGTCTTCGGCAAACGGGTCAGCGATGTCGGCGGCGTGTGGCTTCAACCGCCCATGGTCAAGGCCGGAACCGAACAGTTCGTCGGCAGCTTTCTCTACACAATCAGCCAGGGCGAGATCGTCGCCAGCCCTGAGAAGCATCGGACCTTCGTCGGCCTGCGCAACGTAGCGTTCTTGCCAGATCAGACGATCACGTTGACGCATGATTACGCCAGCGCGGCCACGCTTGCATCAGCCCCTGATGTATGCCCGATCGGTGGCAGCACGCTGTATTGCGGGATTGAAACTTATTCCTATCTGTCGCAGCTTAAGAAAGCAGAGTTGAACTCTGTTTATACAGAGATCGTCCCAAAAGGACTTTATGGAGGATTCAGAACGATCACTCGTGGTCTGGGCGACACAAGCAACACCGTCTTCAGTTACACCGCTGCAGACGTTCAAGTCTTCAATTCAGATAGCGGCGCCGATGTCACGTCTGCATGGCTGACTTATAGCGGCTTTTCCCCCGGAACTGTTTTTCTGAACAATTACGATTCAGTGACAGGTGGCGGCCTTACGGTCGGAACCATTGAAGACTTCATCGCCACGTTCGGGTATATTGCGCCAGATACTGGATTGGAAACTGCGCTGGGCCTGCCGGATGGCGCCAATGCAATCTTTCAGCACACCGTCACAGATGTTGACACGCAATACAACGCATTGCTGCCGGCCAGCACCGGCACCCTTTACGGCGTGCAAACTGAGATCGTCCAGACTCCATACGCTGACCCCGCCATCACACCAACCGCTGATAACTCAGCTTATGCGGACATCACATTCTTGCGGGTCGAAGGCGACATCTACGATCCGCCTAGCGAAGGATCCTTCCCGACCACGACAAAGCAACTGTTCATCTTCTACGACGAAGGCGTCGAGGTCGATCTCTACAGCGGCGGCCTGGTAGGCGGCGTATACCCAACCGGCGCCAGCAACCAGGTCATTGATCTGATTATGTACCTGTTCACGATCTACAAGCGCGCTGCCGGCGCTGCAACCGCCGCGATCGCTGCGCCGATCTACACCGGCAACATGACCGACATCGCTGCATTCTGCGATGAATACAGCCTGCATTACAACGGCATCCTAGATGAGTCGGTCAATCTGATCGAGTTCGCGTCAGCCATCGCGCCGTTCTTTCTGCTGTCGTTCCTGTCCGTTGGTGGTCAGTATCGGTTCGAGCCAATCCTGCCGTTGAACAACAGCGATCAGATTGACGTGACAGCGCTGACGCCTGCCGAGACGTTCGACGAATCAAACATTCTGCCGGGCAGCTTCGGCAAGGCATACAAACCCGTTGCGGATCGGCAAGACTTCATCGCCGTGATGCTATGGCGCGAAAGCAACCCAAGCCAGATCGGCATTCAACGCACCGTGCAGGTGGCATACACAACCACATCACGCGACGCACCGGTGCAACAGTTTGACCTAACAGACTTCTGTTGCGACCCTAATCACGCCGCCATTTACGGCAAGTATGAGCTGGCCCGGCGCAAGCATTCAACCCACACGATCAGCTTTCAAACTTCGCTGGTCGTGACCGACCTCAAACCGACCGACGTGATTAAGCTCGAGCGGCAACGGATCAGCAGCAAAGGCGACAACCGCGCAGAGGTTGAGTGGTATCAGATCACCAGCATCAGCTACGTCAGCGATGGCACCAGCGAGATCAATGCTGAGCACTTCCCCGTCGACAACAGCGACATTGCAGTGATCAGTGATGAAGTGTTGAATGGATCATTCCGGGTGTTGTCATGACCACGTTCCCCGCCATTGAACCGGCAACGCGTCAGCTCAGCTTCGGTGATTATCCGCAGCTGAATCATGATGGCGTCAGCGGCGTGGGCGTCAGGTTCCTGCAGGGCACTGATCGCGTGGCGCAGGTGCTCAACCTTCGATGGCTTTACCTGAGCGAGTCGCAGCTGTATCAGATCCTGAATCACTACATCGGCCAAGAGGGCACCATGCTGTCCTTTGATCTGCCGGCGATTATCTGGTCAGGATTCACCACACCGCCAATCGGCGTTGAATATGAATGGCGCTACGCCGACCAGGTGGACGTTGAGCAGGCGGCGCCCCTTTCCTACAATGTCGGCGTGCAGCTCGTGTCCGTGCTGTTGGCACCATGAACCTGTTCCCGTCACTGGTGCCATCGACACGCGTTTATGTGCCGGGTGATCTGCCACAGTCGCGGATGCAGTCACTCAGCGGCGTTGATGCCAGCTTCAGGCGCGGCAACCGCCGCATCGGGCAAGCGCTGAACTTGACGTTCACGAATCTGCAAGAGGCCGACCTGACCCTGCTGACGCAGCATTACATCGCTGTGCAGGGCAGTTTCGATCGGTTCTGGCTTTCGGCTGAGGTATGGTCTGGGCTGGCCACGCCGCCAGTCGCATTGATCAGCGATTACACCTGGCGCTATGCATCACCGATGCTCGTCAGTCACGCGTCATGCGGCCGATACAACGTCGATGTTGAGCTGATCACCGAGCCGGTCGACCTTGGCGATCTTGTGTTCGACGGCAGCGTGGCAAATCCCACGACACCAGAACGGCTTTACATTGTGGATGGCTTGGCTGCTGCGGCATCACCAGCACGCGGCTTTATCATCGAGGCAGGAGGTGCCGCATGACTACAACGCTGCTGGCGTTTCAAAAGCAACGCCGCGACACCGCCGCCAACTGGATATCGGTCAATCCGACGCTGCTGGCTGGCGAGATTGGCATTGAGTCGAACACCAACAAGTGGAAGGTTGGCGACGGCACAACGGCATGGGCCAGCCTTGGGTACATCCCCGGACTGTCGATCAGCGCGTATCCGCTGGTCAATGCTGACATCGCCAGCAACGCCGAGATCGCCGTCAGCAAGCTGGCTGATGGCACACCGCGGCAGCTGCTGCAAACCGATGCGGCCGGCACAGGCGTTGAGTGGGCCAGCAACATTGATGTGCCCGGCACGCTCGACGTAATTGGCGCGGCGACGTTCGACAGTGGCGTCACGATTCAGGGTGACCTGACGGTCAACGGCACAACGACCACGATCGACACGCAGCATCTGATCGTTGAAGACAAGAACGTCGTCATCGGTCAGGTCACAACGCCGACGGACGTGACCGCCGACGGTGGCGGTATCACGCTTAAGGGCAGCACCGACAAGACAATCAACTGGGTTGACGCCACTGATGCGTGGACGTTCAGTGAACACGTCAACATCGCCAGCACTAAGGAATACCGCATTGCTGGCACCAAGGTGCTGGATGCCATCAGCCTTGGCAGTGCTGTTGTCAGCAGCAGCCTGACCAGCGTCGGCACCATCGGCACCGGCACATGGCAGGGCACCACGATCGGTGTGGCTTATGGCGGCACCGGCCAGACCAGCTACACCGACGGTCAACTGCTGATCGGCAACAGCACTGGCAACACGCTGACAAAGGCCACGCTGACAGCTGGCAGTGGCATCACGATCACAAACGGCAACGGCAGCATCTCGATCGCTGGCACTGGTGGAACGGTCACAGCCGTCACTGCCAGCAGCCCGTTGGCTAGCACTGGTGGCACAACGCCTGTCATCAGTATTCAGGACGGCACCACCAGTCAGAAGGGCGCCGTTCAGCTTGAGGACTCAACCAGTAGCACCAGCACCACCAAGGCAGCCACGCCCAACGCGGTCAAGAGCGCCTATGACCTAGCTAATGCTGCGCTGCCCAAGTCTGGCGGCGCCATGACTGGCGACATCACCCTGAATGCCCAGTCAGATCTGCGCTTTGCCGATGCAGACAGCAGCAACTGGGTCGCATTTCAAGGGGCGACCACGATCGCGGCCAATGTCACATGGACGCTGCCTGCTGCTGATGGCACCAACGGACAGCTGCTCAGCACCAACGGCAGCGGTACATTAGGCTGGTACACACCAGCGATTGGCACGCCAATTCTTGAAAGCCAGCAGGCCATCAACGCTAATTACACTTTGTCAACCGGATACAATGGACTGTCTGCTG